ACTTCACCACCACAAACTTGTGCAAAAGTCATGTGTTTTGTTTGTTGAACATCTATATTTTGTGTACATGGTAACTTAGTTGGTGCCTCTCTATCAGCAATTTTCAAATTTTCTTCAAAAGTGTGACCACATTTTTCACACTTATAATCATATGTTGGCATAAATTAATTTTCTTTCATGTATTTGTCAAGAGCTTGTCAAGTTTTTTTTCTGGCCTTTCTGGCTTTATTATAAAAAATATGAGTATCAATCTCTACTGTTCTCCGTTGTGGATGTGCCCATCTTGGACTACTGATATAGTCTGCGTGATAATGGGTTGCTCCATCCGTTATATCTTTCAAGTCAGGAGTTGTTAAAACATACTCAGCAATTTCCTGAGAATGTTTCCACATTGAACCACGCGTAGGTGGCTCATCATGTTTACCATCACAATACCAACTAAATTGACATCGATCTTTTACTGGAAATCCATTACTATAATGTCTTCCCTGTGTAATAACCTTACAAACGGTATTTGGATAATGTAAAGATCTTACACGATTCATAGTGACTTGTGCTACTGCTAATTTTCCAGCGGTAGATTCCATAGCTGCTTCAAAATATATATTTTTTGACATACACTCTAGTTCTTCTGAATTCACCAATGGTACAACTGTAGTCTTTCCATCTGTAATCATTTCTAATGGAGACATTATTGTTGCCTGTTTGTCAGGAATTGTTGGCGGAACCCAAATTTTATATGTACTGCCTGAATTTAACGTAGCAGACCACAGCGTAATCAGCCCTACTAGGGCAATGAATATTTTCATATTCCTCTTTTGATAGTGTTAATTTAAGTATGATAGCCACTTACTTAAACTTAAATAGGAGAGTTTCGGCCGCGGCGGGGAGCTCTGGCAATGTTGCCAGTTTCCCATAATTTGGGGGAGTATAAGGAGTAATCAAAATCAGAGTACCATTTAATTCCATCTAGTGTAGTGGAAAATTTTGACATGGTACTATTCCAATCCATAGTAAATTGAAAATCATCTTCCTTAGCAAGAACAACCGAAACTTGTATCGGTACTCCGCCCTTCATTTCCAATTGCCGTAGTTCAGCTTCTACAGTTGTTTCAACATTGTCTGTAGTAACTTTGGTTAAATTGACTATTCTCTCTTCTAAACTTTTTATCATGGTAATAAATTAGGAAAAGTTTCTTTTACTAAGTTAAAAGTTAATCCTCTGCATTTTAGTTTTTTATCCTTCACTTGCAGAAGAAGTTCTACTTCAGAAGGATGTATACCTTCTAAAATTTCTGTAAATAGTGTTTCTCTTTTCATATTAGTCAAATTTTTGGGAGATTGACCTTCAACAAACAAATACAACTTTCTAATATGAAAATGTAGATAAGTTGGATTCGGTTCGTCTGTATCTCCTTGAAATTTGGCTATGGGGGGTGCGCCCGGTGGCAAGAGAAACTTTATATTTGGATCGAATGCTGCTTTTAAAATTTGTTGAAGCGCAAAACAATCATATTTTAATAATAGTTCTTTCTTTTGTTTTTTAGTGGATGCTGATGCAATCTCACTAAAAACTCTTGGTAAACTGGTTGTCATAATTAAAACTCATCAATTACATCCATAAGATTCTTCAATCTGTTATCAACAAAATAATTCCAAAGCCGGGTTCTATCACCAACTTCTTGATTATCGTATTGGTTTAGTATATTTATACGAATTGATTTTGGAGTCTCCCCCAAATCAACCAATGTCTTGTTTCTATGATAATTTCTAAGCATAGCTTCGTTACAAAATTCTTCTGGTTTTTTACCTCTCCATAGTTCCATTTTCTTCTTAGTTACAGGAGTTTGGCGTTTTCCTTCAGTTATAAAAGTATCATCAGAAGAAAGAATGTTAGGAACACCATCACCAGTATCACCCCTAATAGTCTTATCATATAGAGATTCTATAGGATCACCCACTATAAACTTTTTCTGAAGTGGTGACCATTGTTTAACATTATCAAACCTTTGTAACTGAATAAAGTCTTTATCACTAGAAAGTATCAGAGTAGGATTTTCTTCACAATGATCAACAAGAACACCAATAATGTCATCAGCCTCTGCAGTGTCTACGTGCATGACTTTATATGGAAAGTATTTAGTGAGCTCTTCTCTCATTTCATGTAATAGTTCAAAGAGAGTTTTCCAATCCGTAGGGTCATTTTCTCTGTTTTTTCTACGATTTGCTTTGTACTCTGGAAATACCTTCTTTCTCCAGTTATCTTTACCATCACAACAAATAACCATTTCTCCATAATCTTTTGCAAATTGATTACGAAACATTCTGATTGAATTGAGTATTGTATGTCTTAAAAGGTCTTCTTCCACAACTGGCTTACCTCTACCCATAGCCATAAAAGAACCAATCACAGTTTGACTATAATCAAGTAGTATCATTTTTTTCCATCTCTATTCGCATTTTGATTGACTCAAGAAACTGATTCCATTGATTCATTCGCATATCCCAATTGTAAAAAGTGTCAAAATATGTTTTCTGTAACCCCAATAAAACTGCTGTCTCATCTTTTCTATACGACTCAATAGCTCTTCCAAGAATATGTGAATGAACCGCGATGTGTTTCTCGGGCCCAGGCTCATATCCATACATCCAAGCAAAGTTAGCACAAGTCTCTGGAAGAGCCCCAAGATTAGGACACACTACCATACACTTTGCACTCATGGCTTCAATCACCGAAATACAAGCGGTTTCCATATAAACGGATGGATATGCCATGATGTGATTTTTGGAAAGTTCTTCTCTAATCTGATCATTAGATACTGTACCATGATAATTGACACCATCCATTTCTTGAGCAGCTTTATATACATGGCGATATTGTTCATCCATCCAAGGCCGGTCATATATCTTAAAACTGGAAAAGATATTCAGTTCTGCTGATTGAACTTCTTCAGATTTATTGTTTTCTTTGAGATGTTTCCAAGCACCAAGTAAAATTTCTAAGCCACGATGAGGTGTACTCATATAAACACAAGAAATTTTGTCTTTGGGTTTATCATGTTCTGGAATGGGTTCTATGGCATGTTGAATAACAACACCATGATCATAAGGAAGACCAAGATAAACTCCATACTGATACTGTTGCCAATTACTGACAAATATTACCTTTTCAAAGTCTAGCATATTCTTATGTTCTTTAAGAAACGCGACTTCTGGATCTTGGGCAAGGTCATGAGCCCAAAATAATCTTGGTTTATCTTCTAACTTCCTTTTACGAGAAGCGACCCATTGAAAATAATTCTTTAGCTCTGGGTCAATGCGAGAAAATAACCACTTCTGCATAAGTTCAGTACCACCTGCTGCTTTAGGGTTTTCTTCTGGAGCAAAATCACCTTCATCGAAATCAATGTTTAATGTCATAATTATTTTTTTTGTTTAAAATATTCAATGTTTGTTTTGATAGTCTCTAACATCATTGTCCACTGCTTTGCGGTGGTGTCAATGTCATAGTGCATATCAAAGTATTGTTTTTGAAAAGCAAGACGAGCTTGAACTGGTGGTTCCCAAAAACTGTCAATTGCATCTCTCAGAACATGAGAGAACTTTCTGGCGTGTTCAATCCTGTCTTGAACATATCCATACATCCAAGCAAAGTTAGCACACGTTTCTGGTAAGACTGCAAGGTTGGGGCAGACCACCACACAACCAGCACTCATCGCTTCAATCACCGAAATACACGCTGTCTCATGGTATATATTCGGATATGCTAGAATGTGTGTTTGTTGTAGTGCTGAACGGATTTCATCATTGGATACTGTTCCGTAATAGTTGACATTCGGAGTATCCCTACAAGCATCGAATAATGGTTGATTTTGTTCATCTGTACCTTCCCATCCGTAAATCTTGAAACTAGAATAGATATCTAATACCACGTTCTCCAATTTCATAGCACGAAATGCAGCAATGAGAACATCCAATCCACGATGTGGTGTAGATATATATGTAAGTCTGGTTGGGCCCTCTTTCGGTTTTGTGTGTGTGGGAATTGGTTCTATCGCATTTTTGAATACAACGCTCTTTTCATATTCAACTCCTAAATCAAGATGAAATTTTTCTAATGACCAATCAGAAGGAAATACAAATCTTTCGTATTTGTCTCGTTCTTCTTTTTTCTTGAGGAATTGTACTTCTTGATCTTTAGAGGTATCTTGAAACCAGAGGATTTTAGGCTTATCTTCTAATTCACGAACTTTTGAAAGAATGATTTGGAAATAGTTCCACAGGTCATCGGGCACTCTCTCCTTGACTCTTTCGTAAATCAACTCAGCACCACCCCTTGCATTTAATGTCATAATATCCTGTTGTTCAATTTAATAAAATATCCTTTATCTCTATACCTTGAATCTTACCCTCTCCAACAAAACTTGAAATGGGAATCGGAGTAACAACTTCATCTTCTCCTTTTTTGAAAAGAGAAAATTGACCTACAATCTCTGCTGCATCATTGTGATTTAAATCATATACAAAAGAAGTATCATCATCAGAGCTCAAGATTAATTTGGCTTCTCTGATTGCGGGTTTATCTATACCTTCTCCACCTTCTGCGTCAGTTAGTCCTTGATCAAATCTTGCAATAATTGCGATGAGTCTTTTTAATAACTGGTTTTCCATATGTTCCTAAGAATTTGAGTATGATAATGACACCTTGGCTATCGGTTTTCATAGTATGAGTGCATACTGCGGTTAAACACTCTAGCTAAAGGACTACTTTATCTAAAATGTGGAGAGAAAGCGTATGCCTACGATTACCCATTACCATACTTTAATCGTTATCTCTATTATACCATAGAAATATTTATCTGTCAAGAAGGGCGTGACGCCGGGACGCCACCCCGGGCCCCTCTTAAATACTTGAATCAAATTGCTTGTCAGTTATGGCCACAGTTCCAGATTTCTTAGGAACATAAGAATCTCTCATATCTGAGAATTCTGACTCATCTAAATTTTTAGTCCAGACCATATTAATATCGGGGTAAAACACACCAACTGAGCGTTTAGGAGTTCCATCAGCATGATATGCCATTGCTACACATCGTGGTATAACCTTTTGATTCTCATCTTCACCTGAAAACATAGAAACCCAATCACTCGATTTTAAATACAATTCCATATATCGGATATATGCTTTCTTATGTTCAGCAGCATTAGATGCTTTCTGTTTTTCTTGTGGAGAAGATACACGACTTCTAGCAATTTTCTTATATTCTGAAACCAAATCTTTTGAATGTTTAATCCACTTTTTAACATTCTTGAAAGAATACTTGTCATCATCGGGAAGGGCCAAAACAGACTTTGCTATATTTTTATAATCTGCAGGTTTCTTCTTAGCCCTCATTGTAGCAAGACGAACTCTCAACTTCTCTTTCGCTTCTTCTGAGAGTTTACGAGTCTTCTTAATCTTGAGTGGTTTACGTTCTATTACCGTTTTCTTTCTAGCCATTATTTTATCTCATAAAGGGTGTATTTCCAAGTTATCTCTTCATCAGGCTCTATATCTCTTATAGCACCTATCCAAGTTTTAGTTTGATCAAATTTTATCTTAAAACAATTTGGTGTATCTGAATGATTTCCAAACCCACCGAGCGGTGTGCGTGTAATACCTTCTGGATCATTTTTATTGATAATATGAATGATACCAATATAAGTTCCAGCTGATATTCGTTTAGTAGCAAAAAGGCCTAACCCAGCGATGGGTGATTCTCTTATTGTTACACAATCTGGTAATGGTCTATACATTTACTTTTCAATTGGGGTTGGTAATACTATATTCAATGGAAATTTGGATATACTATTGCCTCTCATATTCGATGCCTTCTCACAAGTTAACCATACAAGACCGCGAGTTTCACTTTGATATAGTTGTATGTTGGATTTCTTATTGTAATAATTCCAACATTCTTTTTCACTTGAAAAGGTTTTATCTATTTGTGCATTTAAAGAAATTGTAAAAAGAAATATTGCTACCCACATAGTCATTATTCAGGATATTGTAATCCTTTTTCTTCCATCTGAAAATTTAGTTCATTTCTAACAAGTTGTAATACGCCATCTCTGTCTTGTTCATATTTGATCTTGTTTTGGATAAACTGGTCTATGTGCCAAACAAGTAATGCCCAATCCATCCCTTTTGAAGCTGCATCAAATTCTTCTTTTCTTCTGGTAAATTAAATTCTAGTATTGCTTTCATGTAAAAAATCCATCTAGGGTTGGTCTTAATATTTTATCTTTCAATTTTGTTGTGATCAATATTCGTTTTCTATCCTTACCATCTACCCAACCTGTTTCAGTCTTTAAATGTTCTTTCCCTTGATCCCACCTAAAAGAGAATGATTTTCTTTCTTTCGGAATTCCAGCTGTTATACCAATAAGTTCCCAATTATCTGCAAGGTAAACTGATCCC